CAGTAACTACTTGGTCACCGTCTTTTCTGATTGAGTATTCGTGCTCTTGCACTTTTACTTGATAATTAAACTCAACTAAAGATTTAGCTAAGCCTAATAGATCGCTTCTTATTTCATAAGCGTTTTTTGCTGTTGTTGCCATAATATACCTCCTTTGTGTGTTTGTGTGTATATAGCATTGTTATTTATAAAGTGGCGACTATTAAAGCCGCCACTCTCTAGTATCTAATTACTTAATCTCAATTGATTTAAGTTTTTTAGACTCAGGTATAATTTTCTCCATTGATATTCTCAATAGACCGTCTTTCAATTCAGCGCCTTTGACTTCAACATCATCAGCAATAGTAAATGATCTTTTGAAATATCTTTTAGAGATACCTTTATGTATTACTTCACCATCTTCATCTTTAGTATTAGATTTTTCTTCTACTTTAGACTCGATAGTTAGTAAACCGTTTTCTACGTTAACATTAATATCTTTTTTGTTAAAGCCTGCAAGCGCAACCTCAATGTCGTACTTGTTCTTACCAGCCTTTACGATATTATATGGTGGGTAGTTGACCGTTGGTGCTCTGAAAAATTCATCATCAAACATTGACTCAAAGTGGTCAAAGATTGAATCAAAACCTACAGACACAGGTCTTAATTGATTAAAAATAGAAAGTGCTTTATTTGTCATATATTTCCTCCTTTTAAAGCAAGTTAATATTAAGAGCCCATTATGGCGCTCTTGTTTAATATATAAGTACGTTTTTTAAAATTGCAAGTAGCACATTTTGACGCACCTATAAAATGGTAGTTTCATTTTGTCACGGAGTTAAACTACCAAACATCACCGTATTTTAAGTGGGTAGTTTTTGATTAAATAAATCAAGGCACTACCCTAACCTATCTACGCCTCTACAAGTCTTACGAATTGCTTGTAGTAATAATATATATATCAGACACAAACGGCATAGAAACTTTAAATTTTTTTAACTTTTTTTCCTTTTACAATTACAATACCATTCATAGCGTCACGCTCTCTTTGTATTTTTGCAATCATTTTTTTAGCCGTTTTTATTTTTTCACGTCTTTTAAAAGATGGCTTTTGATAGTATTGTTTATCTCTTAATGTTGTAATTATTTTTTCTTTCATAACTTTACGTTTTAATACACGCATAGCCTTTTCAACATTACCATTTCTTACATCAACAGTTATAGTCAAGTGTCATTACCTCCTTCATTTTTTTTACTTGCAATACCTGGCAAGTCATTACCGCCTACATCAAAATCGTGGTATGTATTTGGTTTATAAACTTTTAATTCATCAGGTTTATATTCGCCATATTTTGCGTCTTTACCTGTTTCAATTTCGTGTTTAGTCCATCTAGGTTGTTTACTACCATCTAATGAACCTACGTTTTGAGCCATACCTGGTTTTAACTTTGTTATGGTACCGCCTCGTTTTAAAAATTCTTCTAATGTTTCTTTTTTCATTTTGTTTCTATATATAAGCGACCAGGCCTTTCGGCCTGGTCTTTGGACTTACACTATGAGATAGATTTTAGGTTACTCAATAGATTAGACATTTATGTCCTCCTCTTCGCCATCCTCACTATCATTGGAATCTTGTCCAATAGAGTTTTCTAACTCTTGTTTTTTTCTGTCTTCTAATATTTGATCAACACTAGCACCAGAGTCAACTTTAGTATATAACTCGGTAAAAGAGTTTTTAGTATCGTCATCAAATCTATTAGTACAAACTTGTATAGCCTTCATTTTGTTTTTGAAGATACCATATGCTTCTGCAATATGTACAAGTCTTCTGGTACTAATAATCTCATCAATACCGCCATCTTTATAAGTTTTTCTGATTACATCAGCCCAAGTAACTAGGTTAGTAGCAAACTTAGCGTCTGATTTACCAGCAGACTTTAAAGTATTGGCAACAATTTGTTCTTCTACTTTAGCAGAAGGATACTCTTGTTCAAACGTTACTGGAAATCTTTCTAGGAACGCCTCGTTCAATACGTTAGTACCTATAAACTTACCATCATCACTACCTTGACCTTTTGTATTCGCAGTAGCGATCACGTTAAATCCAAGTTTTGGTTTAACAAATCTGTTTATCTTTTTAATATAAACACCAGAACCTTCAAGGATTGGTTGTAAGCACATTACTTTATTTGAAGCAAGGTCAATCTCATCTAACAATAAGATAGCGCCTCTTTTCATTGCCTCTACAACTGGTCCATCTTGCCAGATAGTTTGACCATCTTTTAATCTGTAACCACCTAATAAGTCATCCTCATCGGTTTCAATTGTTACGTTAACTCTAATCATTTCCCTTTTAGACTCAGCACACGCCTGCGTAACAGCAAGTGTTTTACCATTGCCTGAAAGACCTGTAATAAACACAGGATAGAATTTTTTAGATTTAACGATATTTTTAATATCGGAATAGTTACCAAAGTTAACAAAGTTAGGTATCAAAGATGGTACTACGTTGTCAGTTAACGAACTAACTACATAAGCCGCCTTTGTATCATCAACTTTAGGTGTCTCAACTGTCTCAACAGTTTTAACATCTGGTGTTTTATTATCTAAAGGTAATTGATAAACACCTCTATCAACTTTGTAAGTATCAGATTTTAACCACGATGGATTAGAAATCTTTTTTTTCTTTACTAGAGCATTGATTTGTGCCCTTGTAACAGTTTCAGTTTTGTAAGTATCATATAATACCTTAACTGTCTGTATTTGCTTCACATTAAGTTCCATAATATAAGTCTCCTTTTGTTTTTCATAATGTATATACTGCTATGCTATCATCATTTATTATTAAAGTCAAGCATAAAAAAGCATTGATTTTATTGACTAGTAAGGTCATTATGCGACCTCCTTGATGAATTTCTGTAATAATACTCTGGAAATGAGTCTTCCTTTCATTGATTTAGCAAACATTCTTTTGATTTCAGATTTTTTAGAATCAACTGTAAGTTTATCTAAATCACTTGACTCAACTTTTAAATCACTTTTAACATAATAATAAACATCATAACCTGATTCTCTATCAGCAAAAACTTTTTCTTTATTAAAGATAGATTTAATTTTATCTATTTGATTAACAGGTCTGTGCCATATTCTATGTTGAAGTCTTTTAAAATTATTTACAAGATAAAAACCTACAGTTTTAATATTGTGTTTTTTCTTTAAGTAAGTAAGCAATTCTTTTGTTATAGCCCATCTATTACATTCAACATAATTTTTACCAAGTTTAATGTGTATCTCTTTGCCTAAAGAACCAACTACACCATTTAAACTATTAGCACCACCATCAGTTAAGCATACTAAAACAGTTTTATCAACTTTGTTTTGATCTTTAAACATAGCAATAATTTTATCCATTGCAATTAAAGACTCATCTAAAGGTGTTGATGATAATTGATAATCGCCGTGTGGACTTGGCACTTCTATATTATTAGGACTGTTAAATATATCGTATCTTGTATAGTTATCTGCATAATAAGCTGCCATAGTATAAAGTGTTTTAGCAGACATTAACATTTGAGTTTTAGTAAGTTTGTGAGTAAATAATTGTATTAATTTAGTAGTTTGATCTACCATTAATTCACCATTGTTTGATGAAAACGGTTTAATTTCTGGATTAATATCACTAGTGTTGTTTACAAAAGCATATACTGAAAAAGGTATATTTACTTTTTTAACAAACCATACTAGGTTAAGTAATTGTTCAACTGTTGGCATTAAATGATTTGACATAGAACCAGACCAATCTAATAAGAAAATCATTCCGTGATTTTTTTCATTTGGAACAACAGTAATTCTTTTAAAAATATCTTCAGCAAATTTGTAACTGTGCAATTTAAGAGGATCAATTACTCCTGTTTTATCATTAGAAGCTCTTGCGTGTAATCTAGCATTCTTCCTCATTTCAAATTCTTTTACAAGATAGTTTACAACTGGTATAGATTTGTTTTTAAATTGAGTAAATTTCTTTTCACATTCTTGTAATCCTAATTTATAAGTAGGAAATTTTTTACAAGTTTCTAAATATTTTTTTTGATTATCACTAATAAATTTAGCAGTAGGTATAATTAAGTTTTTTAAATAAACTTGATTTAATTTAGCATAGGCTCTTGACGATTTTTTTAAATCAAAAAGTTTAGGATCAGTAAATACTTCGTTAGTAACAGCAGTAAGTTTAGTAGTGCCATTAGCACCATTACCTGTTTGACCTGTTTTAGTTAACTTATCTTTTTCAGGTTTATCTTTAACTTCTGTATTTTTATTTACCCAAGCGTCAAGTTTATCATTTACATCTTTAGACTCAGATTGTTCTGTATTTAAATCTGTTTTTTCGCCTTCTTCAGCAACAGGTGTATAAATTTCAACTGTTTCTTGTTTAGCGTTTTTTAATTCTTCTTTACAATAACCTAAAATGTCTTCAGCAAGTTTTAAGACATCTTTAAATGTTTTAAGTTTTTCAATTGCGTTAATAAAAACTTTTTCTTTAGGTTTAAATGTAATAGGGAGAGTTTTTGATGATTTGTACCAAAGATTAATTCTATCAATTAAAGAGTAATCATTTAAGTTTCTATCTTTAGTACCAAAAAAGTTTTCTTTTAAAAGACTATCAAAACCTTTTAAATAGTTTTGTACAACACCTGGATATTTTTTTTGTATAAGTTTATCAATTCTAGTATCTTCTAAAACGTTTACAAACGACCTAAACTCATCTGATCGGTCTTTCATATCTACCCAACTTTTAGATGGTGTATGTAAAGCGTGTGAAACTTCGTGTGCAATCAACATATCAATAACGTTATTGTCATTATGTTGAAAAAACGGAATAGTTAATACTCGGTCTTTAACATCAAACGAAGCCGTCTTAACTTGATTTTGTAAAACTTGTATATTTTCTGTTGCAAGTAATTTTGCAAGATTAGATTTTTGACTTTGCATAGTGTTTTGTGTCATATACTGCTACGCTACACTAAAACACTTTAAAAGTCAAGCATTAAAAAACATTGATTTTATTAAATTTTAATGAGAACAAAACAAGAACATTTGTTTTTTTACTTGATTCCAATGAATATTGGTTCATATTTTCTACCTGGAATATCAGGTCTTGCGAATCGGCCTATGTAATTATTCTTTTGTTTAACTTCTGTTTCATTACCATCTAGTGTTGATTGTGCTTGTGTACCTTGTTGAGTAGATAAAGATAACCACCAAATATCTATGTCTTTAAAACCTGCTTCTTTCATACAATCATAAGTGTCTTCTTCAAACGTTTTATATGATTTAACATTTGCAACGTTAAAGGCTGCATACTTACCTTTTTTTAAACCTTTGTATGCGTTTTTAATTGTCTGTAATAAAAAACCGTTTCGCCATAAATCTTGTACAGGAAACTTTCTAAAAGATTGTTCTTCTTCATCACCATACATTTCGTGGCCTAGATAAGGTGGACTTGTAAATACAAAGTCTAAACTTTCATCTTCTGGTATAAATGTCTCACTACCTTGTCTTAATAATTTATATGATTTATGAGTATGGCCATATTCGTCTCGTATCTTTTCTAAACCTGAATAAGTAGGAACACAAGGATCTGTACCTATGTAATTAACGCCAGCTGCAATTGCACCTAATAAACGACCACCATAACCCATACTTGGATCCCATACTGTACCTGCTTCTGTTCCTTCTAAAGGACTATCTTTTTCTACAAATAAATCATATAAGGTTGCAGCTGCTGTAGGTCTAAAATTAGATACCATTTGAGTGCCACTATATCGTCTTAACATAGCTCTCATATCTGAGTCTGTAATTTCGTGTGCTGGTTTTTGTTTAAAAAAAGTACCTGTTAAAATCTTATTAATACCTTTTTCTAAATGTTCTTCATCTTCCCATATCTCCATAGGTGTTTTCATCTTACCACATTTAATACCCCAAGCGTGTGGCATATAAGACCACGCAAGTGATAATCCGTGTGTTGATTGTCCTATGATTTTATTAGGTCTATCTAAAATACCGTCTCTTTGAAAAGACACAAGATTTTGAAACTCTTTATCTTTCCACTTTTTGTCTGTAGGGTAGTAAGGAAAACCTTTACTATCTTTCCAATCTCTAACTACTTCTTTTGCGTTTGACATAAACTAAACCTGGGATTGAGCCTTTTGCCCAACTTGTTTTTCCCTCAACTTTCATACCTATGCTATCATAAAATTTACAGGCTGTCAAGTTATCAGCTCTTACTGATAAAAAAACATCTTGTGGACACCATTCAAAAAATCTATTAATAATTGATTTACCATTTCCATCACCTTGAAATTCACTTGCAATTTGATGTAAAACAGTATCACCTTTTTCTAACTGTACATCACCTATCTTTTGTTTTCGTTTAGCGTGATGAAAGGTAATAATAACCGAATCTTCATATATCAATCTTTCTTTGTTGATCATACGTTTCATATAATCGGTTCTTACGTGAGGAAACCATTTTTTATGTTTATAAAATATTTCTTTTATTTTTTCAAAATCTTTTGGTTTAGCTAATAACATCTTGTTTTAATAAGTTTTCTAATTTAGGATTGTTGAAACAATCTATGACTAAATGTAGTCTATCAAAATCTGCTGAGTTGTCAACAGCGTGTGGTTTAGATACATCGGTATAGTAATACTTGCCTGTTTCTAAATTATAAGATTTGGCTTCTTTACCTTCCCATAAAGTCATAGTAACTTTTTCATTTGTTTTTAAAGGTACGTGTAATCTAATTATGTCTCCATTTTTAATGGCCTTATCTACTTTGTCTGTGTGTTTTGAAATTTTAGTTCCTGCTTTTAATCTCATTACTCTTACTCTTTCAAATTCAGCAGGTATGTGTACAAGTATTTCTTTAATTGGTAATAATTCTGCCTGTTCATATAAACTTGTCCATCTTAAAGGTTGTTCTTCTACATCACTTTTTAATACACCAGGTTTTAATATGTTAGTTATATCATCACTATAACCTCTTATAGATATAGCGTCCCAATTACCTTTTGCATTATACTTTGTTTTAACAGCAGAATAATTTAAGTTGTTTAAATAGTCTATTGCTTCACCTAAACTTTGTTTATATTCAGGTAGGTCTAACTGTTTAAAGATTATTTTTTCATTCGTTGCCATTGTTGTTGTATCCTTTTAATTTCTTTATCTCTCTTTTTTAAAGCATAGTCTAATTTAAACTTACTTACTTTTTCTGTAAAAACAATTCCTTGCATATGATCAAATTCGTGTTGAAAAATACGACTTGTTATTCCAGTTAATTGTTCTTCTACTCTTTTCATATCATCATCATAATACTCAACCACAACATCTTGCGGTCTTTCTATGTCTAAAAATAAAAAAGGAAAAGTTAAACAACCTTCTTTATATCTGATTGTTTCTTTACTTACTTTTAAAATATTTGGATTGTAACAACTTCTTTTTTTGCCTTGTTCTATTTGAGGATGATCACCCATTACAAACATACGATAAGGTTTACCTACTTGATTAGCTGATAATCCTATACCACCATACTTTTTCATTGATTCAAACATATTGTCTGAAAATTCTTTTAGTGTTATTTTTTCTTGTTCTTTTAAAGTTTTTTCTTCAAAAGGTGCTATACTTGATAGCACTCTTGGATCTGTTGGTGGTATTAAATCGTATATCATATTAGCCTCGTAAAGTTTTTGTATTTTTCAAATTTAATTATATTGGTAAATTTATCAAACATTATATCTCCTTTGTGTGAAATAATAAACGTATTTTCATTTGTTAACTCTTTTAATATTTTAAAGAAATCTTCGGTACCTGTACTGTCTAAACTGCTATCAAAGATTTCATCTAATATTAATAAATTAGTATTTGTACTATTTTTCATTTTGGCAATAGTTCGCCAAGTAAATAATAATGCAAGGTCTATTCTTAGTTTTTCACCTTCACTAAAACTATTGTAGTTAAAGGTGTCTCTATATCTACTTTTAATTGTTTCATTAAACTCCTCATCTAAATGAAAGTTTACAAAGAAGTCCATAGATTGTAAATACTTATTAATTAAATTATTCATTATTGGTAGGTATTTTTTTATTATCTTAGATTTAACACCAGTATCATTTAATATTTCTCTAGCAATATCTATGTATTTTTTTTCTTCAACAACTTTATCTTTTTCTACATTTACTTTTTTTAATTCTTCTTTGATATGTTCTAATTCCATAGCAATAGTGTCTGTATTTCTTTTTTCTGTTTCTAATTTTATAATCTCATCATTAATTCTATTGGAATGTCTGTTAATTTCTGAAATAGAAGTATTTACTTTAGCCACTTGTATGTTAAGTTCAGATAGTTTTTCTGAAACTTTATTCATTTCATTTATCTTTGTTTCAGTTTGTACTATTTCACTTAATAATTCTTTTAATCCTTTTTCTAATTTAGTAATACTTTCTTTTTCGCTTTGTGTCTTACGGTCTTTAAAGGCACTATCAATTGGTTGTGTACAAGTAGGACAAGTATCATTTTTTGAAAAAAACTCTAAAGTCTTTTTGTGATTTAATAAATTAGTTTCTATTTTGGCTTCAAGTTTTGCTAACTGATTAACTTTTTTGTCTTCTTTTTCTTTGTCAACAAGTTCAGATTTTACTGATACAATTTTTTCATTTAACAATTGTAACTTTTGATTGTATTGATAACTAAATTGATCATTCTCTTTTATTTGTGTTTTCTTTTCTTCTATGTCAGAATTATCTCTGCTTTGTATTTGTTCAAAATGTTTTTTTTGTAATTCATATTTTTCAGTCATTAAATCATATCTGTGTTTAACATCAATAACTGCTTTACCTAATTCACCTTGTTTGGCTCTTAGTAATAAATCCATATGAGTAAACACTCGTATGTCTAATATTTCTTCTACTACTTCTCGTCTATATCTGGCACGTAGGTGCATAAAAGGTTCATATGACGTAGAACCTAAAATTACAACTTGACAAAAGGCACGATAGTTACACTTTAGAATATTTTGCTCTAACATATTTTGATAATCTACATTAGAAGCATCCTGATTTAATAAAACACCGTTACAGTATATCTCAAAAACATTTGGTTTTATTCCTCTAACAATTTTATATTTTTTATTAGAAGTTTCAAACTCACATTGTATTTCGCAATCATTATTATTAATTGTGTTTATTAACTGTTCTTTCTTAATATCTCTAAATGGTCTATTAAACAAAGCAAAACATATAGCGTCTAGCATTGTTGATTTACCTGATCCGTTTGATCCTACAATTAAAGTTGAAGGAGACTTTTGCAAATCAACTTCTATAAATTGATTGCCTGTTGATAAAAAGTTTCTCCATCTTATCTTTTTAAAATATATCATTGATTGCCTGTGTGATCGCTTGCTTCTATGTAAATTGATTTCAAGTATTCTTTTAATTTGTTTTTATTAACATCTGTTTCTAATTGATCAACATAATTATTTAGGAATGTAACGGTATCTTCTCCCATCTCTAGTATATCATCTCTTACACTAGCTTTAATGTCTGAAAAATCCTCTATGATATTTAAATCATAAACTGTTATTTCATTATACAATCTTTCAACAAATTTGTCAAATACTTCTTCATTGGTTTTGTTTAATACGATTAATTTTATAAAGTGTTTGTCATAAGGTCTAATATCATAATAAGCGTAATCTCTTTTTTTATCATCATATATTATTTTTTTATGTATTGTTTTTGGATTCCATATTCTTTCTATTTCTCTAGTTTCAGTATCAAATACGTGAAACCCTTTTGGATCCTGATAATCTGACCAAGTCATTTCATATTGAGCACCTAAGTAAATAATATGACCGTCATCTGTGTGTTTATGAAAGTGGCCTGAAACAACTCTATCAAATCTTTTAAAATCAGATTTTTCTAATCCGTGTTCATTAATTACGCCGTTTTGCATTTCAATACCTTTTATTTCTAAATGACCAAAACATATATCTGCTTTTGCTGTTTGTATTGCGGTCATTGATTCTTGGTAGTTGTCTTCACATATCCAAGGCACAAACAGTATATCTGTACCATCAAAGTTTACTACTTTAGGTCTTGTATAAATCCAAGGTTCATTTTGACCATCAAAAGAAGTATAAAGATTTTCTACAGCGTTTACTTCGTTTGTATTTTTATAATATGTGTCGTGGTTACCAATAATAATATGTGTATCAATTTTTTCTTTCCAAAGTCTTTCAAAAAAAGTTTTTCTAAAAACAGAAGCTGTTTGATGATTAATAAACTTTCTTCTATCAACAACATCACCTAAGTGAATAAGTGTTTTAATATTATGTTCTTTTATATAAGGAAAAAATATTTCATTATAAAAGTCTAATTGATAGTCTCTAAAAGCTTCAGAGTCATTTCTCACACCAAAGTGTGTATCGTTTAGCAGAGCAATTTTCATATTATATTAGTTCTTCTAATGGAGTTCTGTATTCTTTTCTTTTTCTTTTTTTTATCTTTATTTCATTTGTTTTTGGAGTTTCTTCTACTGATCTATTCTTTCTTAAAAACTCTATAAATTGATTTGTGTAATCTTTGTTTTCATCACCTGGTTGAACAGCTAAATCTGCTAAATTAGCATCTTCTATTATCTTAACTTTAATGTTAACTTGTTTTTTTTCTTTTTGTATTCTTCTTATAAAAGCGTAATATATGATTTGCGTAAAATATGCAAATGGATTTTTTGATTTTTTAGGATTAAAATTACTTAAATACTGTAAACAGTTTTCTATACCATCACTTATCATTTCATCTCTAAAGGTATAATTAATAAAATTAGGCCTATAAGATAGGTGATTCGCAATCTTTAAAAAACATTCTCCAATGTAATTTGTAACAGGTGGATTTTTTCTATTTCTTTTTTTAGCTTTATTACAACGATCTTTATATTCAATCATTGCTTCTAAAAACTTTTTATTATCTACGTAGTGCTCACTTTTTTTTCTGCTCATTATATTTCTCCAAACTATAATAATATTATACTATAATATATGTTTTTTGTCAATGGTTTACGGTTGTATTTTTATGTTTTTTATTTCACAGGTCATTGACAAAATTCGTTTTCTGGTGTATAATACCTATGTAGGTGCTTCACCAGAAACCTAGCTACTAATGTAACTTCTTACTAGGCATTTCTGCTAAATCAACAAAGTCTTTTAGTTTCTTTTTAAGTCTATCTTTTTCTTTAATATCTTCAATCAACTTATCTAACTCCGAATCATCTAAGTCTTTTTCTATATAATCAGGTAGTGGTTGTTGCATTAACTTAGCAGACTTAACTAATATGTGATACCTTTTATCAAAAGCATTTGAGGCGTTACATATTGTTAAAATCTTATCTTTAGGTATAGTAACTATTTCATCATTTGTAAAACTAATCCATTTAACTAAAGCAATATAATCAGAAACACCAATTTCAGATATTTGTGGCACATACTTAATTAACATTGGACTTTGCAATCTTAATAAATTGCTTGGTTCTTTTAGTTGTTGAGCTGGAATAGTACAACATAATTCTTCACCAGAAACTAGTTTGATTATTTTTGTGATAAGAGGTTGTATTGCCATTACTTTAAATTAACACTATGAATATCATAGTTAAACCCTTCTTCGTTGTAAATATTTATTCTTTGTTGAAAGTGTGTAAGTGTAAAATTCTTTTTATCTTTATAAGTTAAGTCATCTGAAATATCATATAAAGTGGCTGTGTTTTTGTTATCACCAAGTCTTAAACCTCTTCCAATACTTTGCAAATTTCTTATCCTAGATTTAGAAGGACTAGCAAAAATAAGGTTATGCAAGTTCCGAATATTAATCCCAGTTGAGAAAGTCCCATACGAGGCAACGATAATTGCATTATCTGATTTTTCAGTAATGGCCCTAACTTGCTCACGTTGTTCAGCATCCACACCACCATAGACAAAAAATATTTCCCTATTGTTTTCAGCTTTGTTTTTAATGAGTTCATAAAGTTTCTTTCCGTGTTTTTCTACCAATTGAAACAAACACAAAGTATTACCTTGTAAGTTTAATGCTAAGTTTCTTATGTATTTATTTCTTGCTTCAGAAGTAGCTAAATACTCTAGTTCTTCGTGGTACTTACAACCATAAAGTTTTTTTGCTTCTTCATCATTATGTTTTAAAATTAAACAAACTATTTTTAAATCAGATAATTGTTTTTTATCCATTAATGTTTTTGTATCTACAACTTTGTTAACTTGACCAAACAATCCTTGTAATACAAGTTTATGTGTTTTACTGTCATCTAAAGTACCTGTCATACCAATACGATATTTACAGTCAACAAGTTTAGTCATAATCTTTGTTAGTGATACGGCTTTAAATAAGTGTGCCTCATCACCAATTACAGCACCAAAGTTTTCAAAAAAAGTTTTTGGTAACTTATAAAGCGATTGCCAAGTAGATATGACAACTCTTTTATTTTCATCAATGTCATAACCGTGATATTTTCTACTAACATTATTTTCTACGTCATAACCATATTGTTTAAAGTCTTTGTATAACTGTTCTACTAAAGAAGTAGTAGGTACTATAATTAAAATGTTATTATCAATTACATTTAAATAATGTCTAAGTAACATATAAGAAATTAAAGACTTACCAGAAGCAGTAGGCGATAATATTAAACCTCTATCATTTTCCAATGCAAATTTAAATGCGTCAATTTGATAATCTCTTGGTGTGATAGATAAGTCGTAAGAATTGATTAAGCCGTCTATATCGGCGGCTGAGACAGTATTAAACGTAAGGATTTCATTGATTTCGTCTATTTTTACATTTTTCTTATTACACCAGTCTTTTAGATAAGGATACAATCCTACATACATTTGACCTGTAGCATAAGAGTATAATCTTATCTTTCCATCCCAAACTCTACTACGATATTGTGGTGTAAACTTATAACCAGGTACCTCAAAAGAAAAGTATTCTGACAACTCTCGTCTTATGTCAGCTTCAGCTGTAATTCGTATGTAAACTGAATTAAGTTTTTCTACTTTTATTTCGCTTGACATAATGTTGTTCATTAAGTTGTGTATCAACTTTTGCTAATAATTTCTTTTTTTCTTCAGAGCGAAATTCAACTGGAAGTCCTAAATGAGGTCTAGCATCATACTTACAATAATCTTTGTATGGACCATTTACATCATTAAAATGTAAAAAGACTTGTGCGTGATTATTACCTTCAAATTTTTCTCTCCAATGTTCAACTTCACATCCTCTATAAACTATCATATCGCCTTCATTTAAATATATAGGCGTTCCTTTATTACCAAATCCTCCAGTCTCATCAACAAACATAGGCCAACGATAATTAGAATCATTAACATTATGACCTAACATTAAAGTTGTTGATACTTCACAACTTGGTCTATCTTTATGTCTTTTTAATACATCACCTGGTTTATATAATCTCCAATAAGAGTAAGTAGGTTCTAATTGTAAACCAGTAATCTCTCTCATAGGTATTGTTGCTTGATCTAATAAAGTTTCCATTGCAGGATCAGCGTAACAAGAATATGTCTTTGGTGCTTGTTTGTCATCATAAGTACCATCTATATCTGGTCTATAACCTTTATAATTTGATTGATAAAATGTTGCAGCTCTTTTGGCTCTCATCAAAGCATATGCGTAAAGAAAATCTGCTTTTTCTTTTGAAATAAAGTTTCGTATGACCACATACTTGTGATCTTTATAAAATTGTTTTGTATCTATTGCCACGGTCTTCCTAATACCCACATCACTAAAGAATATCGAGTACCTCTTGTTACAGGTGTTACTTGATGATATGTAAAAGATGGAAAAACAATGATTGAACCTTTAGGTCTTATTTCTTCACACACCTTAAATCTACTTTTACCTGCGTGTGGACCAAAGTCAAACTTTAAATCACCACCATCATATTCATCACCATCAACTAAATTAATAGTAACACTAATTTTTCTTACCTTACCATTCATTTCAGGATTAGGTTTATTTTTATATACACTTAAAAAGTCTGAATTACCATCTGCGTGCCAACCATAGAATTGATTTAATCCATACTTTGTAAATTGTATTTGTTCAATATAATCGTGTTTCCAGTTCCAACCTGCTTTTTTATTTGCATCATTAATAAAAGGAACTACTAGATCATATATCCATTTATCTGATAACCAAGCTACCTGACTATTTCTCATATAGGCTTTTTCTTTAACACCTAATTGATCTAATTCTTCTTTTGTCAAGTCATTAGCAGCTACTGTCATAGATTTGTTTTGAACATCTTTACCATCTATGGTTTCAGCTTGAATTAGTTTACTAGTTCCTAGATCAATAATTTTTTTACACAATTCAGGCTTAATTGCACTTTTATAATACATATAAGCTTTTTGTAATTGCACTAAATCACTCCACTAGTAAACTTACGCCATTCTATCGCATTTTTAATTTGAAATGTACGATTAGAAATAATACGAATCGTTTTATCCAAATAATCAACTACACTTGTTACGTAAGTTAATTTTTGTTCAATCTTAATAATGTCTTCATCAGCTTTTAAATACTTGTCAACATCTTGTTTTAAGATTTTTAGATTAAAAGGTTTTAATTGATATACAGATGGATCAGATTTACCTGTGTAATATTCCCACTTTTCACGCAATAATCTATCTCTATCTTGTTCAGTTTTTTTCAACAAGTTATAAAAATGATTGTGAAACTTAGAATATTTGTTGTGTAATGCTGGTGTTTTTAAAGACTCTAAATCTAATTCTGTATCATTAATTTTTAGGTCTTTTTCGGCTAGTTGTTGTAGTTCTTCAAATGTCATAATATCTCCATTATATCAGCTTTTAATTATTTAGTCAATGGTTTACGAGGTCGTTTCAGTTGTATTACTTCCTTGACTTGTTGCAAATTCATATATCTTATAAGAAAAAGTTACACTAGCAGTTAGATAATCTACATCATTGGCCTGTTGATTGTAGTCTAGGCCAGATAATGATATAGGATAAATGTCTCTAAATCTAACTTCAATGTTATTTGTATTTTTACTTGTTAGTACAAACAAGGTTGCGTCTGAATAAAGACCACCATCATCTTGTACTGCCTTTTTTACTTGCCCTAATTCTTTACTTAAACCTACATTTTGAGTAGTTGGATATCTATCACTTCCTGCACCTTGTAAATCTCTAAATTGAGAGTAATCTTTTGGAAATCCTAGTCCTGTTAACCAACCGTGTATTTCTCTATAGTTTTCTAAATTTTCATCAACTAAAAAAGATATGTTTAAAGTATCATAATCTAATTTATCACCAGGTATTGGAATGTCTTTTAAAGGTGTTGGTTGATTTGCATTACCTAATGTAATACCAGGTATATTTGCAGCTGTGCAAAAGTATTCTACTTTGGGCAACTTAATAATACCAAACTTAAATTGAGTAGGACTTGCGTAATCTAATTTTGTAGGTTGTCTATTATAACTATTTGTAACTGTCATACTATTATTTATCTAAGGCTTTATCTACTTCTTGCCACTCTTTTTCTTCTTTTGCTTTATCACAATCGTTAGGACTAAAAATACAAGCAACGGCTAGACTTATAGAACCATCATATACACTAGGTTTTTCATTTGTTATAATTGGTTTTTTAATACAACCAACTAATAATAAAAACACTAAAAAAATAGTAATTATCCATAAGTATTGTATCAACATTTTTTTCATATTATTTAACTATACACACCACTCTTATTGCAGAAAACTCAATTTGATATTTTCTGTTTTGCTCATTCATCTCTATTATACACTCTTGTTGTGAATTATATTTTTTTATTTCCATATCAGCAAAAGGTCTAAATTCTTTTAAATAAAAATCGTACAATAAAGGTATAAGATATGTCACTTCTACCATATGATTATTTATAAAGGCTAAAAAAAAAGGGCGACTTTTACATCGCCCTTTTTAATTTGTTTCTCAACAAAATATTACATAATGTTCGTTACTTGAACACGTCTGTAGTATCTGTTTGCGTTATTGTTACCAACTCCGTCAGCAGTAATTGCAGAACCAGAACTTGCACCAGCAAAAGGGTTCGCTACTAGACCGTATCTAGTTTTGAATCCAATTTTTGGTTGGAAGCTGTCTTGTCCTACTGCTCTAACCATTTGTAATGGTACATACGGACAATAGAATAATCCAGAGTCGTATGGAGAAGTACCTTTGTAGCCAACAACATAGTATTGTTTAGCTGGAGACGCATTTGATGACAAGTTTGCAGAATATGGATCAATATATACTTTATATCTTCCGTTTAATACTCCAGCAAAAGTGTTACCAGTGTCGTCAACATTAAGGTTATTGTTTAACGCAGGTGCGTAATCTAACACGCCAGCCATTTGAAGAGCAGAGGCAACGTCTGATGAACAGATTATAATGTTACCTTTTCCTCTTCTTGTTCTTTGAGCGATTGTGTTTGCGTCTCTTTCTAATTGAAACATCAAACCTTTAAATCTCTCAACTGACCATCTACCGTTTGAGTCAGTATCTAAATCGAAGATACCAGCAGTAGTTGTGTTGATTGCAGCGTTTGAATTGTCGTTGTCTGCAGCGCCGACTTCAGCTGTTCTATAGATTGTTCTTACAACTTCTCTATTGATTTCAGCTAAAATTTCAGCAGAAAGGATATTAGACAATTCCGTTTCAGCATCCAAACCGTGGATTGCTTTAAGGTCTTGTGCTAATTCCATTGTGTATTCTGCTTTAAGTGCTCTTGATTTTGCAGTAACAGTTGATTTCTCAATTGAGAAAGCCATTTCAGCAAAAGCGTTGCCAGAAGCATCACCTAGAGCTTCAGCAGCAGCAGTTGTCATTCCAGTTCCTACAGTATAGTTTGGACCAGCACCAGGAATTGGTGAGTCATTTAATACTGCTGGGTTTTCTCCAGAATGAGCAGTTGATGAAAATCCATCCACAGATGAACCAGCAGCGTTTCTGCCAGAAAAATCTGTATCCGCTTCGTCAAAAAGAGCTTCAGTTCCACCTTGTGTTGAGTATCTGCTTCTCATAGCAAATATCAAACCAGTTGGTCCTGACATTGGTTGTACGCCACAAATATCGTATGCGATAAGATTTGGCATAGCTCTTCTAACTAGGGATATAAGGATTGGATTCCAGTTTTGAATTGAAGCACCAGTAGCATTTGATGGAGCCGCTTCACTTAAAAATGCAGCGTCTTCTTTCAAAGCTTTTTCTTGGTTCTCCAATATAACAGATGTAACAGCTCTTTTGTAAGAGTCCGTGATCTTTGGAAGATCAGGATGATCTAACACAGGCTGCCATTTGTTTTGTATTGCTTCAGATAAAAACATTTTTCTATCTCTCCTTATTATTGTTAGTTAACTAACAAGAAATTAATACAACTTCTTGTTTTTTGTTTTACTAATAGCGGCGGTATATGCAGCCATAGAACCTGTCAGATTTGATACATCTGCTTCAGAACTACTTTCCGCCACATCATTAGATTCGTCACTCGCTTTTGATCTTGGGAAATAAGATTCTTTTACAGTTTCTAATTTCTTTCTGAAATCACCAGCGTCTTTATATTCAATATTTTCTGCTAAACCTTTAAACTTATCCTTTTCAGTTTCAGCAAGATCAGATCCTACATCTTGTAGTATGTCTTCTCTAGCAAACTCACCGATTTTTTGGTTAAGTTCAACGTTTTGTTCAATTGACTCGTTAAGTTTTTTATTTAACTCATCAATTTTAGCAGCTTGATCCTCAATTACATTGTACTTCTCAGAAGGAACTTCAATGTAGTGAGACTCAAATAAGTTTTTAAGGCCATTGATAAAGTCTTCTGAAATTTCTGTTCTAAGTCCTTTTTCAATTGCCAATTCGTTGTCTTTCATCCATTGTTCGACAACATAGTTTAGATAAGCGTCAACTTTTTCTACTATTTCTGATTTAACTTCTTCAGTTTTCTCAGCAAGTTTATTTTCGTATTCGCTTTCTAATTTCTCAATTTCTTCAACGAGTTTTGCTTTAACAGCAGATTCGAAGATAGTAGCCGCTTTTACTTTAAATTCTTCTGATAAGCCTTCGCCATCAGTTAAAGCTTTAACGTCTTCTTTCATATCCATTTTTTTAACTTTGTCGTGAGCAGTTTCTTTTTTCATTTCTTTTTCATCTTCTTTTTCATCTTCTTTTTTCTCATCTGCTTCTTTAACATCTTTTTTTTCTTCTTCGTCTTCGTCTTTCTCGTCTTTCTCGTCTTCTTTTTCTTCAGCTTCTTTCACGTCTTTTTTCTTTTCATCATCTTTACCGTATTCTTCTTTAGCGTCTTGTTTCTTTTTAAGAGCGTCTAAAGCAGCTTGAGGCATTTCACCTTCTTTCATATCTTTTTTCTTTTCATCTTCGTGTGAAACTTCTTTAACTTCTTCTTTTTCTTTTTTTTCTTCTTTTTCGTCAGCTTCGTAAGCAGCTTTGATGTCTTGTTTCTTTTCATCTTCTTTTTCTGCTTGAGCTTTTAAAGTTTGCATACTGTCAGCTGCGCCTGCACTTTTTTGTTGTGGGTCACCAGTAATGTGATTAACCCCTTGTGCGAAATCAATTTTGCCATCAGTTGGACTTGTTATTGCCTTACTGATAACGTTTTGAATAGTAGCGCCTAGAGACTTTGGAGCCTCCGCTGGAGCGGCATTCTTTTTAGGCAAATCTGCCATATTATTGTCAGCCATTGTTATTTTCTCCTCTACCCGTTTTTAGTTTTTAGTAATTTATTTTTATAAAAAAGTCAATTACTATTTATAAAATTACAGCTTTTTAAGAAACGATTCAAAGACTTTTGCATTAATTTCAGCACGTCTCATTCTATCATTTCTATCTGCTTGTAATTTTAATTCATTTATCTCTTGCTCTTTCAAAATCCCATTATCCCATACCCATTCTTTGCCTTCCATTATGCCTTCTACGAAAGCGTCTGGAGCACTTGGGTCTGCAACTATGTCAGCTGCTGTAGCAAGATAGTAGTCATCGGATACAACATTAGCACCGCCAATGTTTCTTAATGTACCCATACCTCTGGAAGAAACTCCAAGTCTTGCACCTTCATCTATAAGTGATTTCACAATTTTTCCATATGGTGTATCTAAGACTCTTGCCTCTCCAATAAAATTATTTCCTTCTGGATAGAGTGCTTTTATCATATGCGAAACTCTTTCTAGGTTGACGGTGGGACCATCTGGATGACCTAGTTCGCCAAAAGCACGATTTTTGTTTATAAACTCTCTATTATATCTAGCGACTTCTTTTTGTAATATTTCTTTAGGATAAACACGCCCATTTTTATTTTTCATATCCGATTGCATAAAGATGCCTTTAATGGAATAGTTTTTCTTTCCATTTCCTGCTTCTTCAACAATGTATTCGGCTTGTTCTATTTCTTCAGTAATTAACTTCATTTGTATCTATCTCTAAATTCTCTCTATTATTTATACAAATTGTTATCTAAACTCCACTAAAATTGTGTAATTATCACCATTTGCAAAATTCTTAGTTGAGAACAAAACATCACCTGTGGGAGTAGTAGAATTATTAGTTATCTCATTTCCATCTGCTCGTAAGTCCCAAAAACCTTGACCAGATAAGAAAACTGCGGTGGCATTTGTTGCACCATTCCATATGATTTCTACGCCTGATTTAGGGTTAGCAGTATTGACAGACCAGTATATTTTTGATATTTTTCTATTACCATCTTCGGTCATAAAAGTAGTTGCTGAAGCATCAACTTTTCTAACTAAAGTTTCACCTGTACCGTCTGAGAAGTTTGTAAATTTTGCTGTGTATTTTACACCGCTTGTGTCTGCAATTGTAAGACTTGAAACTGTATCAGCCATTTGTAAATCCTTTTTCTTTTCTAAACTCTATAATGATATTATAACTTATTACGTTACTGTCAGACGATAATAAAATATCACCTGTGGGGTTAACTAACGTAAGTCCTGTATCACCTTGTTTAATTTTTGGTTCATTTTTTTTTAAACCATAATTACCTCTACCACTAAAAGTAGTAGTTACTTCTTCATCAACTTCAGCATCAAAAAATAATGTTATATTTCCTGTGCCAAGTATTTCATAATATAAGTGTGCAATTGACAAGTTAGGACTTGATGTTGCACCTGATAATTCTGAAGCGTCTAATAATAATTCTTTTGTTTCACTTCCTACACCACTTGCTTTTATGATTACTTTAAAGTTATCGTCTGCTAGTTTAGTAGTAGTGATTGCCATAACATAATTAACTTCTTGGAGAACCAACAGCAGATACTTTTGAGTTACTGCAAGTTATTTTATCCTTTGGTGCTTTTTCAATAATAACTGTATCACCGCTAGCGATATATACAGTACCTAAAGTTACAGGAACATCTTGTCCATCTGTAACTGTTAAAGTAGTTGCTGATGTTGCGTGTACTCTAACAAAGTTAGCATTACCAATAGTGTTTGCACTTGGATTATCTATGTTACTACCTTTTACTATAAATGTTTGTGCCATTTTTATTTCCTTAATATTGTTAATGTTTCATTATCAAAATATTTCATAAGATCACTAACTTTTACATTATATTTTTTAGCAGCTGTATTAACATTTTTTTCAAAGTTAGCAATTACATCTGCATCTTTGTCAGCAGCTTTGAAAACCATATTGACTGCTTGTTTTAATTTAGGCGTAAGTTTATTATACTGCCTAGTTCTTTTATAATCGTTTGCTTCAGTTACAGTTTCTTCTCTAAATTTACTGAGCGTCTTCATTGCTTGAAACATCTCCCGCTGGTATGTCATTTCCAGTAAACACATTTGCTTCTGGAGCTTTAACTCCTACTGCACTTGTAAATACTGATCTTGCCACGTCAACTTTTTGATCGTCTAAAGCACTTGTAACTTTGTCAGCAAGAGCATTTTTAATATCTGTCGTTGCCTGATCGTTATTTCCTTTTTCAAGTGAATTAACAAAATTTTTTATATTTTCTTTAGTCATACTATTATTTATACCTTTTATTAATTATTAAACCGTAGAGTCATTTCCTTGATCCACAGGCTCAGTTTCTTTTGTAGGTTCTGTTTCTTGTGGTTGTTCAGGTTGTTCCTCTTTGATTTGGTTATTAATTTCTTCTTGTTCTTGTTCATTTTGTTTTAATATTTTGGTTCTAATGTATTCGTTTGAGAAATACTTACCAATATATGATTCTAAATCTCTAACAAGACCAATTCTTTCTCTTAACATTTCTGTATGTTTTAATTCAGCAAAGTATCCATCTTGTAAGAAACTATAAGTTATATCACCTGCAATTGAATCCCATTCTTCAGGTGCAATAATACCTTTAAGTATTAATTGTGTTTTTAACAGATCGTGGAATAACATACAAAATTTCTTTCTTAAACGACCTATAAATTTTGTAAATTTAACTTCGTCTCTACTAATTTCTGCAGCTCTTCCTAGATTAAATCCTGTACCACTTTCTAATCTACTAATTGGTACGTTTAATGATCTATAAAGTTTCTTTTGAAAATACTCTATGTCAGCAATCTCACCTAAGTTTTGACCACCAGGTAAAGTAGTAATTTCAGTTCCTCTCCCACCTTCTCTACGAGGTAACCAAAAGTCTTCTAACATAGACATATAATTTCTATCGTCTCTTATTTCACCTGTACTTGCGTCATAGACAAGTTTATTTCTATATCTTGCCATAACATCTCTTAAATATTGTTCGGCTTTGATTTTAGGTAAGTTACCTACATCAATATAAAATATTCTTCTTTCAGGTGCACGAGCAATTCTGTAAATAACCACAGCGTCTTCAATCATTCTTAATTGATTAACTGGTTTAATTGCTTTGTGTAAATAAGATAAGACCTGATTATGAGTCTGGTCTACTAATCCTGACGGACAATAAGAAATAGCATCTGTTGCTATTCTTAATCCACCTGCGTTAGATGTAGCAGTTGGATGTATTCCTCTTTCGTTGAAAATG